CAAGACCCTGAAGGTCAATACAGGCCGCCCGAATGCACCAAACTTCAACTCGGACATGGTTATGAATGAGTTTCACCGCGTGATGAAGGAGAATAAAATGGGTCCCATATTGTTCTGGGAGAAACTGATGTCCCTTAATACCCAGATGGCAACACGCGACCATTCAAAACTATCTCCAAAAATTCGCGAGAAATGTGAGAAGTCTGGATGCTGGCTGTTTGCCCATAGCCGTGTGCTAGATGCGAAGGAACTTGTCTAATTCAATCTAGTTTATAATAATGTACACCATCGTCTCTTCCATCATGAATAGATACATCACACAAGATGAAGTGATGGCAGAGTTCACGCAGAAGTTAGCAGATCTCTCCGAACAGGGCTGGGTCCCGTATGGAGACATTATGTATTACAAAAATGGAGTCAGTCAAGCGATGATCATGGGAGATCCGGACGTGTCAGATCTTGAACGAGTCTTTTTGCATGGCTCAACTCGCCCACGCATCATGAAGTATTGTATTGGAGGCGAAGGGTTTATGGGGAAGTATGTGGATATTACTCGGCAGTGAAAGAGTTTCTTAGTCTTCGTGATCATCCCAATCAGGTTCATCGTCGGCATACACCGGTTCGTCTGGTGTATAATCATATACGTTGCTGAGCGAAGAGAAGAATTCTGAATCACACAACCATTTTTTTGGCAAGTATTTGTTGTCGAGAAGTACTCGCATAATTGCGTCCAAGTCGATGTCGGTACCAAGCTGTCTGATTTCTCCTGAACGAACGTTAATCAATTTGAACATGCGAGGACGAGTGTCGCTGTAGACTTGTTTCCACATCCATGCATATACAACCAATTGAAGCTCGTGATCAAATGTTAGGTTCTCTACGCACTTAACTTCCCATATAGTTTCATCGTCACATATGTCTATACGTCCTTCCATGCTAATACGGCCATGTGTTGGAGATAGAATATCTGCGATAAGAGGGTGTTCGTAACACAATCCGGTGCTAGTCGACGTAAATCGATCTAATATATCGATACATGGCTGAATCTGATCGTATGTTAACCAATTGTGTCTATCAATCTGTGTCAATTTGTGGTAAAGCTGGCTAGTACATGCCGTGAATAGAACCGCTAGATAAATATCGCTTCGGATGTCTACGGTCGCTGGGTCCCACTTCTCTAAGTATTTGCGAAGAAATGGCTGTTCTCGGTGCTCTCGTAGACAACTCTTTGTTCCCTCAACAACCTTTTGCACAGTGGACTTCTTTCCCGTGCGGCGATACTCTTGTATCATCGGAATCACAATACCATTGATGGCCGATACATCTTCTGACCCAGTAGATGTCTTGATTTTCAATTCAACACCTACACTCATAGATGCTTCCTCAATGATTGTGATACTTGGTTCGACGAGATTCTTGAGCAACAATAGGTTCTCATCCGTAACAAACCGCACTAGGTCGGTCGGTGTTGTTTTGCGCGTCTTAGAAACCGGCTGATCCCTAAACGTCTCGGATACAGTGGGCGTCATTTCCATGTAGGGTAGCGAAGACATCTGCGATCGTGTTTTGAATAGGAATGGTAGAGGTGTATCCAATGAGCTCTGAATGACTACCAACTTTTCCTTTGCGCGCGTCACAGCGACGTAGATCGCATCTGGACAGACTGTTTCCGGAAGCCCCCTACCGCCGAATTTGAAATAACTAGACTCGAACCCCAACACAATTACGATCTTTCGCTCTCGACCTTTTGACGAGTGAAACGATGAGAACACAACCTTATTCTGAATTACGTCCTTATCGAGAACAGCATCGTCCGTAGTTGGATAATAGCATGGAATGGTGTTCATAGCAAGCATATTTTCGACTTTACGCACAGGCGACCCTGCACTTCCATTGATAGAAGGGCTCAATATGAAGATATCGACTGGGCTATATCCCTTCTCAATATGATCCTTGATGAACCGATAGATCAATTGAGGCGTGTCGACGAACGGATGAGTCCTCCAATACGATACAGGCGGTCCATCGCGAACAGCGTTGATTCGTGGGTATCCAAGAAGAACGTCGTTTACAAATGAAGCAATCTGATGCGTAACGCGATAGGACGTAGACAACGTCTTCTCGACAAATGGCTGCTTCCAAAGTTCGGGGGCCCGCGTCAGGTACCTCGTATCCGAGCCCACGAACGAATACAGCCCCTGAAACCTATCGCCCAACACGACAATCTGTGGCTTCTTATGGAGATCAGTGTAGAACTTCCAGGCGAAGTGGAAGAAGAGATTCTTCATATCCTGTGTCTCGTCGATGATGAGGATATCCACCGTGATATGTTTGCGTAGCGGGCGGCGGTGCTTAATGACGCATCTGATCGCGTCATCATAATTACTCGTCTTCGAGTGATGAGCGTAATATGTCCCGTTCGCGCTGTGATAGGAATGGGACTGAATGTTGTCGAGCGATTCATTCTCAACCTTCTCCCTAACTTCAAGTTTAAGGGCCGAGTTGTATGTGAGCAGTATGATGTTCTTATCAGGGAACTCTTTCGCGATCATGAGAACTGTAGTTGTCTTTCCGGATCCTGCAACGCAGTCGCCAAGAACATTGTGTCCTTGGCGAACCGCCTCGATAATCTCGAGTTGCTCGCTACTTGGCGAGACCATTGTACATTACGAATGCATGTACCTTAAAACGAAATCAATCCGTTTTACAGAGTAAGGAGTAGATAATATGGATAGCAAGGAACTCCAATTATGGAGAGATAAAGCGGTCAAACAAGTCTGGCAAGAAGGTATCAAGTTGTACGCGATGTGGCCGGAACTCTCACTCATCCAATGACTGCTTTGCCCGGAATCACCTGGATGGGAGCTCAATTGCGTAAAACGGAATTCATACGATCACGAAAAGACGCAGAATATCCCCACCAGAAGACAAAATGTCCAGTCAACCGTATAAAGATCGTCTACCAGACGCATTGGTGAGAGACGAAGCAATACTCATTGGTGAGTACGTTGACATACTCAGCACCACTCGGGTTAGTTTCAGATGCAGATGTGGAACTATTCGCAATAAAGATGTTCGCGGCATATGCAAAAAAGGGGCGTTCTGCGAACCATGTATGGAAACACTGCGATTAGCAAGGATGAAGAAGACAAACCTTGAGAGATATAATGTCGAACATCCAATTCAAAATTCAACTATCAAGGATAAGATTGGTAACACCATGCTCGAAAGACACGGTGTTAAACATGCATTGCAGAGTAAAACCTTCAAGACCAAATCAGAGGATACGTGCATGAAAAATCACGGCGTAAAGAACCCATTTGAGTCTGACAAAATCAAGGATAAGATTAAGGAAACAAATAATGAAAGATATGGTGCAGATTACGGAGTTGAATCTGATATAGTCAAAGATAAGATCAAGGAGACAAACCTTGAAAAGTATGGATATACGTGTTCTCTTCTAAACCAAGTTGTTATGGACAAAATAAAAGCGACAAACCTTGAAAGATATAAGGTCGAACACCCATTCCAAAACATTACAGTCCAAGATAAGTTTAAGCAAACAAACCGCGAACGATATCAAGTTGACTATCCTGCTCAAAACCAAGAAGTCGCGGAGCGCACACAGAAGAACGCCAAGAAGTACAAGGAATATACGATGCCATCTGGGACAATTCGTAAGGTTCAAGGATACGAACCGTTCGCACTTAGGGATCTCCTCGAGATATACTCGGAAGAGCAGATCAAGTCAGACCGCAAGGATGTTCCTCATGTTCAATATGAAATGAACGGAAAGAAGAAGTACTACTTTCCGGATATATTCGTTCCACATGAGAACAAGATAATTGAAGTTAAGTCTCCGTTCACCTTGAAGTTGAAGCCAGAACAGATTCAGCTCAAAAAGAAGGCATGTGAAGAACAGGGATTTCGTTATGAGATTTGGTGTTTCGACGCAAAGGGCAATAGAGTTGAGCTACCATATATCTCTCAATCCATAACCATGCCAACCACAGACTAACCCTTCAACCCCCTCTCCCGCAGCTCGCGTTGCTGCTTCCGAAGCTCGGCGTTCAGTGCGCGTCGAGTAGGATTCCGCAGCACCTTGAACAGATGATGATGTTCCCGTAAATACTCACTCTTTTTCATGCGAATTGTCTTGTTGCGATGACTCCCTCCTGAAATTGATCGAAGACCGAGTCCCGGTTTACTTTCAATAACGTCTGGATAGTTCTTCTCGAGAACAGGGTTAATCTCTTCCTCGTCTGCCCATTTTTCAGCCATCTCTTCAGCCACGCATTTAACTACAAAGTCTGTAAGGGGCATTGTTGATGTCTTCTGATCATCGTCTACAAGTATTACCCGACGTTCGTGGAAATATGGACTAACCGCCGTAGCTACACAAGCTGGAAGACTTCTTCAACCGTAAATGTCCTCTCCATTACTCATCCACGAGATTACTTTAGCGCACGAACGGAGAGGATATACAGGAACATCGCATTCACCACGCCCAGTATCAGCGCAGGGGCTGAACGCAGGAACAGCGCAAAGCCACGCTTGGGCGACACGGACATCACATAGAGCTCCATGAGAACCACAATGCCGGCCGAGATCGCGACCAGCCAAAAGATGACATAGTAATACGTCTCGATCGTATCATTCGACACCTTCTTCGTTAACTCCGATTCGTTCATTTACTTATGACGGCGACGTGTTTTCCGGCGGCGACCTCCACGCACACCAGAATACCATGCTTCGAACTGGTTTGGGCTGGTTGTCTTGAACCCCTTTGTCTTCATGGATTCATCGCTGTAAAACGTCCCATTGGTCAGCACCAATATCTCTTCACCATCCGCGAGTAGTTCTGTAAGCCGTTCTTTAATTTGAGGCCAATACTGATCTAGGGTATAGTCCTTGTCCTTTCGAATCATATTGTTACCAATCATAGTTCGCACCTCTTCCTTCACTTCGTTCGTAAGCGTAAACGTAATACTCCTTGTGCTTAACCATTTAGCATTCACAAGATGTATCGTGAACAAATTACCGACCTTCTGGGACGATTCCCAATCATGTTCTACAAACGATTCAGCCATACCCTTGTCAGGACTGGTAGACACAAATGGACTTCTAGTGTCGATCACGGTGTCCTTTTTAGCCTGGCCTCGATACACGACCCTACTCGTGGTTGAACCATGCTCTTGGATGACCTTACCGATCTTGCTTGTATCGCAGTTGTAGTAGATAGCAATATAACAGAGCATTGCCGCTTCTTCTTGCGGTGTAAGTTCCATTACTTCTTTTGATGAAGTTTTTCACGCAAGTCTGTATCATGCTTCGGGTTTCCGTCCAGGAATGAATAGACCCGAGCCATCGCCCACTGTTCCTTACTTAACTTCCGGCTATACGGCGCATTCACGTTCTTCTTGAACGTGCCCTTCATTCGCACCGATCTGGGATTGGTCTTGTATGCGCCGATTCCTCGATCGTAGACCTGCTGGAGGATTGAACGCGAAATCTTTGACTTCTTGGCCAACTCACCTAGCGAGTATCCGCGAACCGTCATATGGTGCTTGCGGAGAAACCGCTGCCTATGGGTGATCATTGTTTAGGAATGGGATATGATTTGACCCTGTTCTAAAAATAGTTAACTACAAATAAATGGCCGTTAAGTCTGAAGGATTGAAGTTCAAGTATTCTCTGTACTCGGCTCTTGCGTTCTTTCTTGTGGCGAATCCGGTGACCTTTCGCTTCATGAACTCATTGATTCCAGGTGTCGCAACCAACGGATGCCCTACGGCGTTTGGGTTCATGCTTCATAGTGTAGTGTTCTTCTGCGTTCTCTATGGTCTGATGAGTCTGCCACCTGATCATGAGTGACGACGCGTGTAGCAATTCTTATACGGACGGCAGCTGGCCTTTTGCGTGAATCCCATACGACGGCATGGCGTCTTCTTGCAGTACTTCTTTGACATCAGACGCGGACGCCTGAACGTGCGCTTCATTATTTTCAAGCAAGATAGTTCTACCAACTAATGCCCTCTGCTACAGAGTTGCGGGCATTATTTGATGATCATGCGAGACTGGATGGGTTCATTACGAAACTGGTAGAACAGGTTGAATCAGTGGCGAAGTTCGGTGAACGCGACTTATACTTCACCATCCCTGACGGCCTCGAACGATCGGTGGTTGAGGCCGAACTACGCAAGACGTTCCCCGGATGTCGTCTTATCCGAGCTTGGTTCACGCGGCACTATACATTGAGTTGGGCGTAACGCTTCAATTATTGTGTTTTTGTCCTTCTCGGCCTGCACGTGCTGGCCACATCCATACTCAATCACCTGTGTCGGGCTGCCATTGATATAGAACAGTGTGATTTTGGAGTTAGTTAAATGGTCAGCTCCCAGCCAGACACCATGTAGTCCCGATAGTTCAACCTTTCGTCCCGCAACCTGAATTCGCGACATGCTGTTTATATATACATAGTTTACCGATTGCGACGAGTTTTGCGCGACTTCTTTGACTTCCCATGAGTCTTACGGCGCCCACCCTGTCGCTGGGTTGCTGCGTACCCTTCTCCAATCCCATGTGCACCGAGAGCAACAGCTTCACCAGTTGCCAAACGCGTGAGTGCCTGGTCCTTTGCATCCTGCGATCCCTGTGAGTACAACTGCATCGTCGCATACGTCTGGTAGAAGCCTAGACCAATTAGCGAGACGACAACGACTCCTGCGAATCCTGCAATCGCATATCCAGCTGTGGGAGAAAGTTGGATTGTCTGTGGGGGTGTTGACATTACTTATTGCGACGACAACATTTAAACAATATATGTCCATGATTATAATGGAAGAAGTTTGGAAACCCATACCTGGATATGAAAACTATTCCGTATCGAATATGGGGAAGGTAAAAGGACCTAGAAAAACGCTGATCCCTTTCGTATCAAACTGTGGATATGAGATTGTATCTTTCTCCGTGAAGTCAGGCAATGTAAAGAAATCATTGCATCGGTTGGTTGCAGAAGCGTTTGTCGAAAACACAGATAACAAGGACATCGTCGATCATATTAATCGGATCAAAACAGATAATCGAGCCGAGAATCTCAGATGGGTAACCCATAGTGAGAACAATCTGAATACTCTGTGTAAAAGTAGGGAAATGTTTGGACTTCGTTGGCATAAACGAGGGTCAGGTTACTACGAGATACGATTCGGATCAAAGGGGAATGAGAAGAGTTACGGTACTGCTATAACTCTCGAAGAAGCCAAGCAGAAACGAGACGCCGCCCTTAAACTGATCTAATGTACTCCCATTGGAGATATTGGCATATTTTGCACCATATTGCATCATGCGAGATTAACCTGTCACGTGACTTCAACAGTGGAAAGTAGACCTTGTACTCATCAAGATCCAGCAGCTCAAAAAATTTATACAAGATATAGCTGTACGACAAGAAGTTCGTGCGGTCGTTCGGGCAATACAGCAAGAACGGGGCTTGAATCTCCTGGAACATCGCACGGATCTTCTCCTCAATCTCCGGTGTGATTGTCGGAGGTGGATTGCCATTCAACCGCGACAGAATATGGGCTGCATGCTCGTAATACTTGGACCGTCCCAGCTTCTTCAAAATCTCGCGGATCTCCTTCTCCGTCAGATCAGCAATATTGTTGATTCGACGTTTACGGATTTCAAGCACAACCTCGTTCATCACCTCCTCCGGAATCATGGTCGACTCCTTCGCCTGAAACTGATTCAGGATCTCATTGAGGTGGTTGATCTTCTTGTACGCGTAGTTGTTCCGCTCCTTCGGAGGATCACGAAACGAAGGGAAGTCAGACACGACAAGCGAATACTCCTCAGACCCGCACTTCGGACAGACAAGGATTCCCTCCGAACTGATCTCCTCTCGAGCAACATTACATGCGTTGCAGTGTTCCGTCATCTGCTGCGTCACCTCTGGCGCATTCCCCAATTTCATTCGCGCAACATATTCGTCAAACATCTGCTTCTTGGTCATACCTGCCTCCACTGGAGCAGCTGCTGTGAAGAACTTCATGAATGTAGTCGTATCTTTGGTTTGTGTAGTCTGTGTAGGGCGATTGTAATAGTCCATGAGGATATCCATGTTTTTCATGTAATAGTCCTCCACCGGGTTGGCCCTAGCAAGCTCAGTTTCAATTTCGCGAATCCTTGTCTCCCAGCCGCTGCATGACACAACGTCCGCGATTTCATTTGAAGAGCGAAGAGACTCCACTCTATTGCGTAACTCAGCCGCCTCTGCTTCCAGAGCGCTCGACTGCAACTTAGCCTCCCGAAGGCTAGATACGATATCCTGGTGAACAGAATCAAGTGTTCCCATTGACGTTGGTTCTGTTTCGCGTGTCTTTCTCACTCTGAACACGTCCATATAGTTCGTCCTCCACCTGCTTCATGAAAGCAGAATTCTCGCAGACAAGGGGGCGCTGCTTTCTAACCGCAGACAAAAGCGTCCTGAAATCGATCCCAAAGTTCTTGCACACAAACGTCAAGACCAAATACGCTGACCGATTCACGCCAGCCTTGCAGTGAACGTAGACGGTGCCATTTGTTGACCGTAAAAACAGTCTCATCCAGCTCTCGAACTCTGGGTACCAATCGAGTATGTTCACTGCTTGACTATCAATTGCATGCAGCTCAGCATAATGACCCGCGTGACGTGTTCTCCACCATTCTGGACAATCATCGGCAAATGCGCAATTGACCACGTGGGTAATGTTGTACTTGGCTGTAAAAAAGGGAGTTAACTGATGACCGGCGCCTAACAGGATGCGAGGGTACACCCATGCAGGTGACTGCATTGTCATAGTACTCATCATCCTAGAAAGCTTGTAATAACGACGTTAACAAAATGTGCGAGAACAACCGATGCGCCACCGATGACGGCTGCACCCTGATAGCTGACTACGCCATTTGAAGTGTAAGCAGAAGGGATGTACTGCAGGAGCAGGTTGCGCGGCGTAGCGAGCGACAGGACAAAGGTAGCCACGAAGAAGGCCACATACAGCTGCAGGTTGCGAAACATGAATGTCATCGCCGGAAGTGACGGCTTGAATGACGGGACAATCGTCGCACTCGGCTGAGGGCTGGTCGACTCTGGATACACAGGAGGGGATGACTGAGGACCCTGCGGACTAGGGAGAAGGGCGTCAAGCGATGTTGCTCCTTCCATTGTTTATGATGAAGACGGGATTTCGCATTGTGCATCTTCCACGCGGTAGCGGTAGCATTTTCCATCAACCTTGACAACGCGATCCATTGTTTCCTTGACAGGTAGTGCTAAGGTCTTCATCACTCCATAGTGGCGATGAAAGATCAATACGGCCAATCCAAGTCCAATGATGAACGAAAAGAAGGGTGCACCCCGATGTAAAACATTGGTGATGGGGATCATTACTTCTGAGCAGCGAGGAGATTCAACGAATCGGGTTCCGCAGTACACGGTACTTCGGTTGCCTCAAAGCGAACACATCCCGTTTCGGTATGAAAGACCTCTGGACTTCCAGGACTGGGAAGACCCGCTGTCTTACGAGTCGGTGGGATAAACACCGCGCTAATAATCATTCCAGTCAACAGTCCAGCGACGAGCCACTGTACCTGAATCATTGATTCTTATCCAGAAGAGTTTGAACAAGCGTGAACCAAACCAGAAACTGAACAAAGAAGGAGCTGACCGGAGTCAGTACCGCGAACGCTGAGAAGATGTACTTGACGATCCATCCGGGAATCGGATCGGCACCACCGAGAAGGATCTGAAAGGGCTTCCCTAACAGGTTGCCATAGGTAAAGATGGTATACACGAGTACAGCCATAAACTTACCGAGCACTCCGAATTCATCGTGTAGGCTTCCATCAATCGCCCCCTTTCGAAACGCAAGCTCGAGATACTCCCACTGTTTGAACGCCCACAGAACAACCAATGCCCATACCAAGACAAGTCCAAACAAGTACTGACCCTTTGCTACCGTCAACCCCACACCCCACAGAATGTCTCCGGGCTTCTGGATGAACTTACCGATTGACGATCGTTCCCCGACGTCCACCTTTTCAGTAAGCGTATAACTGGCTGTGTGGTACGCTCCAGACTCATCTGTATAGTTGATGGTCAAGCGAGGCACTGCTAGCTTCAAGGATGGGTCATCGGCTGGAATCGAAATACGATGATCCTTTCGAAGGTCATCATCGAGTTTCTGGACTGCAAAATCAATGGCACCATAGTTGGCACCCTGTTGCTGAGTAACATAATCAGATACGTCGATCTGCTGCCCGCCGACCGTATACTCGGCATTCAATATCAGAATGTCACCCATTGTTAAGAAGCAAACACGAGATTTGCAATCCCGCTCACGATTCGCAGGTAGTTGATAGACTCAACATAGACTCCAACGTTGTACGTGTAGGAAAAGATGATGTTGTTATTCGCAATCGTCTGGACGACAGAAAGAAGCTGATCAGGTGGGTAGATTAACGAACCTTCTGGGTTCGCAGGTGTTGGTGGATTCCTAGCTTGCGGGTCGGAAATGACAAGGGGATTCTGGCTCAGCGCAGTTGACTTAAGAATACATACGACCTGCTGGGTTGCACCCACTGAGGTCGGTAATGGCTGCTGCAGAGACACACGAAGCACAATCTTGTTGAACATGCTCGCATTCAACGCACCACTGGGTTGGTACTGATCGTTGTTCAGCGCAAACGAGTACATGTAGAGACCGGGCAGAGAAGACGGCTGCTCACCTGTCGTGTGCTTGTACTGTTGGATCAACGAGAAGTACTCCGTTGGCTTCTTTGCAAAGCGCTCGTTACCGTCCATCAACAGCGTTGCATCCGTAAGGACATTGCGTGGAGATACCGAAGAAACCTGGTACTGCCCAGAGGAGTACAGAAGATCACCAGTCGTAGCTGTTATGTCTGAAAAGGGTGCTCGGTTTGTACTGGACCAATTCGTATAGTTATCCCAGTCATTCGTCAAGAGTCGATCGGAACGTTGAGCCGAGAAGACGATACGTGTAACCATGTTAAACATTGGAATCTCCAAATCAGTGTTCGCTCCGTATTGGCCCTCTTTGATGGTCCGCCGTACCTGCTTCAATAGGAACGTTTGATCTGCAGTTGCAAGTTGGTTCATTTCCATATCGGTCAAATAGATGAAATTGCCTTCCAAGTACGGGTTTGCGTAGAATGTCGTAACCGATGCACTTGAAGAAAGACCTGTTGTGGTTGGAGGGGACAGAAACAGTCCAATTGGATAGTTACCTGTTGGCTGAATGCGCTGACCATACGATGCATTCGTTGATCCACCAACTGTTGCAGCTGACTGGTTGGTCTGGTCAACAGATGCAACTGTGACGGTTGATGCAATCGTGAATGATGTCGACGAAGGCACTGATGCGACCGTATATGATCCATTGAGAAGAACAGCAGTTCCCGTTAGTCTTTGAAGACTTACCCCAGATCCGACACTGAACCCATGCGGACTTGGAGTCGTCACAGTTACAGACGAACCAAATGACACAACGCTGCTAATAGAAATAACAACAGTAGCGGGGTTGACATCGATCACCGTATACAACTGATTGAGGGGTCGAAGCGTTACGTTGATATACACCTCCGAGTTCTGCAGAGAAACGAGAGGAAGAGCCACACCGGGATTCTCACAGAACCAAAAGTGAAGAGGAACTACAATCTGCCGTGAGCGAATCGATGGTTCTGGAGTGGTTGTGAATGGCATCGTTCCCGGAAGAGAGGAAGGACTCACCGAGTGAGGGTACTGATTCGTACGATCATATGCATTAGCGGGATCATAGATCTCCGGAACATTTCCAACCATCTGGTTCACTACGCGGCGCTTTGCTGCATCATGTGTCATATAAGAGTACATCTTGAGCCATTCTCCGGTAAGAGTCTGAATCACAACATTATTCATTACGATATCAACATGGTCAATGAGGTTATAGCCAATGTTCTTGATCCATTGAAATTCATAGCCAATTGCCGTACAGTTTGGGTCGTAGCCGCTTGGCGGAGATGACACACGTACCATAGGCGACCAGACATCGGGGAGTGTGATCATCAAATAGGTATCGTGCAAAAGCTGCGCATACCGATCAACCTTACAGCTCAATGTTCGAGTCTGGGTTGCATTGAAATCTAAATGTGATGAAGAGAAATCCATTCGGATCGATTCCATTGCGAAGTTCGTATACCTCCGATAGACAGACCTGAAATGGGTCATCGATGGATTTCCATTGATAAGATGGTTCTGAGCCCCGACTTGGGACAATTGTATCAAGCCACCAGGCATTTGTATCTACACACGCTGATTGTTTAGACTAAAGAACCCGCTAAAGGAGTTGCACTTTGTGCGACAACACAGCAGCTATTGACAGTAGGGCGAACATTGGGTGTCGTCCACTGTGCACGAGGGGCGGGGCCAGGTGTGCTACTGGGTACGACGCTGATGGTCTGTGGATAGAGAACCTTGTCATACCGTGTTGCCTTGTTCGCAATCACGGAAGTCACAACGTAATTGTACTTGCGATGAAGAGGAGGAGGGTCCTGAGTAAACGTAGCTGCAACAATACGGCGCTTCTGTGCAGTCAGATAGTCTTGCGCGGAGTTGACCTGCATTCTATTTATACAGAGCGGAGAGAATACAGTAAAATGAGGTTCGTTCTTGTTAGCACTCACGTTGATCAGACGACTGGGTATTCGAAGGTTGTCTCAAATCTCCTCGCACAGGTCGCAACTCTTACACCGAAGGTCAAGACATTCCACTTTGGATTTCAGCGCCACCCCGAGCGCAAGAGCATGCGCAAGGTCCCCGATGGCATTGTTGCCTATGACGCGGCTGCTGCTGAGGACCCGAAGGAGGAGGGGTTTGGCTTCAACAAGATTCACGAGTACATTGAGATGGTCGGTCCCGATGTGGTGATGATCTACAATGATCCCATGATCATCGCACGTTTCATCCAGGCGATGAAGTACAAGAAGGGTGAGACGCCGTACAAGCTGTGGCTCTACGTGGATCAGGTGTACAAGGGGATCGCTCAGCCGCTGATGGATGAGCTCAACAAGGCGGCTGATAAGGTGTACTGTTTCACGGATTCATGGGCGAAGACGTTCACCGAGTACGGTAGTTCGCTGGAGCCCGGTATCATTGAGCACGCGATTGACTCTACGGTCTTCTCTCGCCTACCTGCTGCGAGCCGCATTACTCTTCGTAAGAATGTTGGCCTTCCGACAGATGCGATTGTGTTCCTGAACGCGAATCGTAACAGCCAGCGCAAGCGACAGGATCTGACGATTCAGGGATTCGTTGAGTTGCTGCGTCGCCACCCAGACAAGCCGTTGTGGCTTCTCATGGTGACGGGAATTGATCCCCAGAAGGGTGCGCATTACGATATTCAGCGCATCTTCCACGCTGAGCTGCTCCGTGCGAATCTTGACCCTGTCGTCTATGGTAAGCGAATGGCGCTGATCGACACAGCTGCCCCGAACACTCTAACTGACGAGGGTATTAATCAGATCTACAACATGACTGATATTGGGATCAATACGTCTGATGGTGAGGGGTTCGGTCTCTGCCAGCTCGAGCACCTCTACACTGGTGCACCGCAGATCGTGACGGATGTCGGTTCGTATCGCACGTTCCTGCCGAGCACTGTCGCTACCTATGTTCGTCCGGGCCCGCTCGTGTACTCGGCTGCAGGTATGCCGCTTGGTCTGTCTGCTCCATCGTTCAATCCCGATGATGTGACCGATGCAATGGAGACAACCCTGTCGAAGTATACGACGATGCGCGCGGCGATCGAGGATGTCAAGTTCAAGACCTGGTCCGAAGTGTGCTCTTCTTGGCTCGATGACTTGCGCACTGCGGCTACGCCAACCAGTACTTAACTTGAGTATCGGAGATCTTCGTCCCGATGCGCAGTAATCGCTGGTTGTCCTCAAAGGCCTGACCGTCAAAAATCTCCTTCGTAACCGTGTCCATAAAATACACGATTCCTTTGATCTTCATCTTTTGGAGGGTTCGCTTCTTACGCGTCATGTTACGCAGATAGGTCTCATCAAGGTCGTCCGTCTTGCTAGACGGCTTGAACGCAAGATCCTCTCCACTTGCAGTCGTATCGAACCGCATGCATGAGATCTGCGGCTTCTCACGCGAGTGAAGCTTTCGATGGATCTCACAGTCAACAGCTGCCTGCTTCAGTAGCACTGAAATCCTCTGGTTCACCTTGTCCTTTTCATACACCTTCTCATACAGGTACTCATCTGTGGACATAAATGTTTCCGCATATGGTTCACCTTCATATCGCTTCAGCTCAACATCCGATTTGCGAACTGCAACAATGTTAGGTCCCTCTGCACCCTTGCTCTGCGTAGGTGAAATCACAGACAGGTAGAAACTAACGCGAACCGTGCGTTGATCCATCGGCAATGTGGCATGAGAACAGATACGAATTGCACGACCAATGACCTGATCATGACGAGCAGGAGTCCAGTGAGGCTCCATGATGTGGACATGGCGGACATTTGCTAATGTGATACCCTCAGCACCTGAAGAGGTTGCCATCAGCATACACAGCAGCTTCTTTCCACGCTTCTCAATGCTGGTCTTCAGACTGGAAGGGAAGTTGGACTCGTAGCGGGCATTGATGATCTGACGCATCATCTCACGCTGCTCCTCCTTCTCTTCGCCTGAGAAGAAGGCATAGGCTGGCTTGTCCTCCATCTCATCTTCCTGCCACTGTCCATTCTTGTTCGTGATTTTATACGGCTGCCACCCATTTGCATCTAGGATGGCCGCAAATACACCAAGTCCCTCAAGCTGACGATACTGTGAATAGATAAACTGGTTAGGCCAAGTATCTCCAGCCTTGCGAGTGGCCTCGATATTGGTCAACATGCGAAGCAGCTTGGGACTATAAACTTCCAATGCCTTTGCAGACAGGTACTTCGCAGGCTGGGCGCGGAGTGCTGCTAGAATCTCTGGCTTGTCAGGTACGTCATCTTCCTTCACAACATCATCGTACGTCTTTTCAACCTTCTTGGTGATCGCCTTCAGCTCAGGAGGTACTGCGAAGTTACAAGCCAACCTGGAGATCACGCGATAGGATCCACCATCATCGTTCATACTCAGCGCCTTCTTCGCATCCATCTTGATCTCCTGAAAGCGGACATCGAGATACTGAACAAACTGCTCAGGACTCATGTTGACCTTTTCAAGCATCTTCTCATCCTCTACGCGCTTCGGAATCAGCCGTTCATCTGCACCTTTGAAGTAGGAGACCAGACCCTGAATACGCTTGGAGAACAACAGTGGGTTCTTGATATTGAGACCATCTAGGAACATGTTCGCAAACTCCTCGAACTTGGTGGGCAAACATTCAAGGTTCTCACTCGTGACACGCTCCACAGCAATCTCTGCGCCAACTTCACCTGTGATCTTCTTATCCCATGACTTGACCCAATCCATTGCCAATGGAATGAATGGAATGTCCTTCTTGTATTGCACCGCAATCCGATCACCGGCCTCATTGTAGACCGAACGGAAATGAGGAGGATTGCGCGTCAAGAGCACGGTCTTCTTGACTGCATTGAATTCGATGGTGTCCACGTCAGGAAGAGCCTTGAAGGCCGTCTTCATCTTCTCTTCATCCCATGAGGTGGCCTTTCCAAAGGGAACGGTGATTCGTTCAATGGGTCCGCGCAGAAGGTTCATTAGATATGCAATCTCGTTAGGGCGATTGATCACAGGAGTACCTGACAGACCGACAATCTTGCAGTCGGTCGCCTTGTAGACTGCATCATAGAGACGACGTGCAATCTCAGATGAGTTAACGATACGAGAAATCAAGTTGTGAACCTCGTCAATGATGACAACTGTATCGTTGAACGGGTTCTCAACGAATTCACCATCGGGTCCAGGCTTAGGTACATAGGTGTCAATGTTCTTCGAGTTCAGACCGTTGTAATTGATGAACTTGAATCGCTGAGCAATGATATCCTCCACTTGCGTATTGATGACATCCTGCGCCGTCTTGGGAAGATCCTTGTAGTTCGGATTCTCTCCAGCCACAGTGACGTAAAACTTACCCGTGCGATCAATGAATCCATCAGAGATCCCCAACGCCTTCGCTTCGGCACGGGTCTGGTCGTTGAGAGCCTTCTCACGCCAGTGCTGCTCGAGCACGTAGACCGGTGCACCGCATTTACGTAGCTCGGATTTATAGTTCTCGCGCAGGGATGCTGGGGTTAGAATCCAAATAGTCTTGTAGCTCATCAGACTCTGGCCAACTGCAATCGATGTACAGGTCTTTCCAGATCCAAGTCCGTGATAGAGAAGGATTCCACGATAGGGTGTCTCAATCAACAGATAGTCACGAATCAGCTTCTGGTAGGGAAACAGCTCGCGAGAGTTCGACTGCTTCGTACAGAGATCCACATCCTTATCCTCGTCGTCAAGTGGATCACGGTCTTCTTTACGGTATTTCAGGAAGATGCGGGTAATGTAGTCCGCGAACGCTTTGCGGTTCGGTAGGACGAACGCCATTATCTAGTGACGCGCCGAAAATATCACGAGAGTTACCAAAGGATGTCTGAAACAAAGCAGGGCACGTTCAAGGGTACACCAGTAACAGTGTCGGTGACGGGTAGCAGCTGGACCATTACTGGCCAAAATGTCAATGAGTCTGGTGATAGCTTCTTCACTCTCGCAAAGCTGATTGAAGATAAGGAGCTCATCTTACCGTCTGGTGGCCGCCGCACTCGCCGTCGTAAGCATGGGAAATCTCGTCGCCACCGTAAGTAATGGAGCCACTCACACGCAAAAATCATCGTATCTGGATGGTGTCCATCTATCTGTTTCTCATGGCCGCCTTCCTCTATCTGAAACCGTCCGTCGCCTTTGGGCGCGAAGGGCGGATCCGTCCGTTTGGCACTGAGGAGCGTGAAGCCACTGTATTTCCCGTCTGGTGGTGGGTCTTTGTGTTGAGCGTTGTTGCATACTGTATGACGGTTTACCTTGCACGTTTTAGGTTTGCGTAATACAATGAGCTGTCCATACAAAAACATCTTTGGAGCACCGGGAACAGGAGCACATTCGTATCGGTTTATGGGACTGGCTGTGGCCGATACTGCTCTGACCTTTCTCCTCGCAGTCTACACTGCGTGGGAGTTCGGGGGCAATATATTCCTTCACTTTCTGTTCTGGGTGGTCGTAGGTGAGATCTTTCACTATGCATTCGGGACACAAACCGCCGGCCTAACCATGCTCGGTATCACGGCGTGCTCTCATACGTCTTAACAATATTCTCAAGTATCTCAACCATAGACTCTCGCTCTACATGATGGGGGCGAATGTACCCTCGACATTCCGCAAAGGTCTTCCATCCAATCGCTGAAATCTCCCGACGCTGCATGTACGTCATCTTCTGATGTAGATTCACCAGTTCTGGACTTGTCAGCAAGGCTACGAAGTAGATGTGCCTGTATCGAATTCCATTCAGACCTTCGAACGTCTCCTCCAAGCGAATGTCCTTCAAGACAGTGTATGCCTCTCGTGGTATATTAGTCTCCTCATTGAACTCACGTACAGCACATTCTAGGTCACATTCGCAGCGAATACGCCGACCCTTTGGAAACCCCCACTCAGGCTCCTTGAATACCGACAAGTGGTTTCTCATCATGGCTTCCCGATCAACCTGAGCAAACCTCTCCTTCGAATACATGTATTCTGGTGACGAGTGGTCGTCGCCCCACAACTGACGCCAAAGCGTGTCAAAGCTCTCACATACAACAGAGGACTGCTCCTGAAGAGTCATGTTTGCAAAGAGCCGACCAACGTACTCGTGGTCATTCGGATCATACTTTCCCCGCATGAACTCCGCAAAGCTCATGCTGTCCTTGCGCCGAATCATAAGGACCTGAGTCTCCTTTGGGTCGGTGGGGACTTTGGGGTGGTTAATCAGTGCAATTCCACATGAAAGGATAGGGTCGGTACAGATTTTAAATACATGACCTTTCTCACCGCAATTATTACAAAACATTACACCCTGTTGTCGTGGGGCCACAGGGGTTCGTTTTTCCATTACTACTTGAATACCTTTCCCTTGTAAAGCATAAAGATGGGCGCGTTCGCTTCCAAACCCCCGACGGCACCTACGTTTCAACTCGCGGGTCCAGCCCCAACGTCTTCTTCAAAGGTTGTTCCAGTACTTGGCGCACTGGCTATGATCGCCTTACTGTTTGTCATCATCTTCTCGTTTAAGAATGTCTCCAAGTCGTTCGGGTTCACGACGAACGCAGATCAGGCCCCAACCGAAATCGACGGTAAGGTGGGAGCGACAACCTCTTCAAACATGTCAGGGTCGAATTCAAACATGCAATTTTGGATGTACATTAAAGACTGGGACTACAAGTTTGGCGAGGAGAAGCACGTCATTGCACAGGTAAGTTCTACCAATGCAAACGTCTCCGCACCGAAGGTAACCCTTCACCCGACTGATAACTCGCTCCAGATTTCAGTGAGCGTCTACCCGTCCAGTTCAACCATCGATACGACGAACACTGGTTCGGGCGAGGTTCAGGTGGTGACGGTTGAAAACGTCCCCTTGCAGTCATGGTTTGCAGTGTCGATCACGATCTACGGCCGCAGCCTCGATGTCTACATCAACGGACAGCTGGTTAAGTCTGCGGTGCTTGCTGGTGTGCCTATGCCTGCCAGTGGAAACCTCGTGATTGGAGGCAGCGGTGGGTTCTCTGGTTCTGTCTGCACCGTGTACACTAGCTCGAACCAGCTCCAGCCGGCAGACGCTGCAGCATTCTATGCTGGCGGAACTGCCTGTTCCTCGTCAATCGGATCGTCGAGCTCTCAGCTGAGCAACCTGTCTCTGTTTGGATACACGTTCGTCTTTGGCGTAAAGGACAGCACCGGAAAGCAGGTCAGCGGGTTATCAAGTTCGGATATATCTGGTTGGTTCTCTTCTCCGAAGTAACAATGAAGATTCTTCTTAAGTGCCCAAGCAGATCACGTCCACAACAGCTTCTCGCAACACTCAGTCTCTATGCATCAATGGCCGCCCGTCCAGATTTGATGGGGATCGTTGTTTCATGCGATGTAGACGATACCACAATGACAGGAACCGACATTCAACAGAAGTTGTTTCAGGTCATGAATCGATTTGCATGGAAGGCAATGTATTACGGGGATAGCAAGACCAAGATTGAAGCCTGTAACGCTGATATCGAGAAAGTTGACTATGCATGGGATCTTATCGTTCTCGTGTCAGATGATATGATTCCAGAGGTACGTGGATATGATAACCATATTCGCCAAGCCGCTAGACCAGACCTTGATTGTATCTTGTGGTTTCACGACGGGTTTCAGGGACATAAGCTCAATACATTGTCGATCTACGGCCGTGTCATGTATAACCGACTTGGTTGCATGTATTCATCAGCATACAAGAGCTTTTACTGTGACTCTGAATTGACCGATTTATGTAAAGGTTCTCTTCGAGATAAGACTGTCTATACTCCAACCTGCATCATTCGCCACAAACACCCGATGGCAGGGCATTCGGTGGGATTTGACTCTCTTTATGCGCGGAATCAGGGATACTTTGAAGAGGACCTTCGAATGTACATCTCTCGTAAGACCTACGAGTATGATCTTTCTGTGCTGATTCCTACACTCGTCGAGCGTCGAGCGAAGTGTGAGGCACTGAAGGCCGTGATTCGTGAAAAGTTTGCCCGCATCTGTCCAGGACTACGGTTAGATATCACAGAAGCACTTGACAACAGGGAACAGAGTGTTGGTGCCAAAAGGCGAGACCTTCTTCGTGGAGCAAGGGGGAAATACAGTGTATTTATCGACGATGACGACGAAGTGACCGATGCATATTTTGAGGATTTCCTTGCATGTTTTCAGGCCGGTCACGATGTCATGAGGATACGTGGACAGATGGGCGAACATACATTCGTTCATAGCAATGAGTACCCGTTTACCGGAAAGATGTTTATGAACGGGATGTTCGTACGTCCACCCAATCATCTGAACCCAATGCTATCTGATATTGCAAAACTCGTTGACTTTGAAGATGCAGTTCGTGGTGAAGATCTAAAGTGGACGATTGTCACTGCGAAGGTTGGACTTCTTCGTACTGAGACACGGTCGGATCCTTCACGCATTCACTACATTTACAATATACGTGGCGCAGTGACTCAGAGTACAATTGACTATCAGGCCACGCACACCTATGAGGAAATGGTCAAGATGCTCTTAGTACCGGCACCACCAAAAAGAAAGGTAATGCGTCTTACTTCGAGAGGCTTTGTTTCTGAGTAAAGGAACAATGGAATCCATCGTACTTGGAGGTCTTGGTGTTCTTGCAGTAGGAGCCGCTGCATCATGGGTGATTTCGGGTTCAACTGATCCTACCGCCGTTAAGATTCAAACATCGACGCAGCGCGGAAACGTCCCTTTCTCTTCAACCGTAACATTGCCCAAGTCTTTCAACGAGGCTGAGGGTGCAACGTTCAGTTTTGAGGGTTGGTTTGAGATCACTGATTTTACCACAGTGGGATATGGCGCAAAGCGCATGATCTTCTCACGTGCAGACTGCCCGAGCTTGTACATTGATAGCACGTCCAATTCGATCATTGTGAACGTTGCCACGTATGGTGCAACGGAATCTATCCTCATTGGCAACATTCCCTCCCAAAAGTGGATTCACTTTGCAATTGTGATTACCCAGTACACAGTTGACCTGTACATTAATGGAATCCTGCGTCAGCACCACACACTGACTCAGCTTCCGAAGCAGGAAGATGCTCCCGTTCAGGTCGCGGGTTCTTTTGATGGACAGGTTGGAGGGTTGACATACTACTCACGCGCTCTATCGGCGATGGAAGTTGCGGGACATGCTGCACTTCCTCCCCCTCCTTCAGTTGTCGTTGCCCCTGCATCTGGTCGTTACTTCGATATTTCATGGTATACAAACCCATAAAATATGAGCTGGTAATAAATGAGTTCCGGTGGACAAAACGGTACAACGGTGCCAGGACTTCAGGGGATGAGGATTCGCGACGCATCGGATGTGACTACACAGACGAGGCTTCGGTTGATGTTCACGACGAACAATTCGGCCAATTCAAAGTATTCAGGAGTTAATGCGTATAAATCTGAAGGTAATCAAAATAATTACAGCTTCCTTCTTCAGGTTCATCAGGGGTTGCGAGAGTGGAACGGTGGATACTCCTCGAACGTTGGCATGGGCAATGGAATCGCTTGGACGTCAACTACTTCGCCAATTACCACGATTCCGACAACGGTTTCTAGCTCTGGACTGGGTTCGGGTGGTTCGGGTGTGACGTTCACTCTTTCAAACACTATCCCTACTGTGTAGACATGCGTGCCTTTCGCGTCTTCTTGAGCACGCGATTCACCTTTGCTCGCTCTGTCTTTGATACCTTAGGATTGTAGGTAAAGAAGTATTGGACAAAGTCGGGCGAAGACTTGTTCTTCTTCAATTTTTCATATAAATCAACACGCTCCTGACGTAACTCAAGTAATTCCTTCTGTGTACCCAAACATTCCGATGGAGTCAGAAGCGCAAATCGGCGCTGCGGCTTATCGTCTGCCAATTCAACCAACCGTTGTGCCACGCACATAAGTCGTGACACATCGTCTTTGGATTCGTCTGAATACATCAGTGCCATAAAAAACATCAGCAGCGTGGGAATACTTGCCACCTTGATGCCATCGCCCGTTGTGTGGTAGCTATGACATGCCTGCGTTTCATAGAGCTGATACACGGTCGCACCTTCATCATCAAGAACATCTGTGCGACCAGGAAGAATCTCCGATGCAGCGTGTTCAACCGTCTTCTTTCCCTTTGTTAACGATGTGATGACGTCCTTATTGGCAAGCAGTGTCACCGGAGTGTACCAAACTGCCTTCTTCTCGTGACGCGACACTGCAGAGAATCCTAACAATACAACCGGATTCTTCTTCAGTATGTCAAGTGTATCCTTCTTCTGTTCAGCTGACAACTGTTCCGGCTCCTTCGGGACATGCCTGCATACAATGGGATACTGCCTGTTTAGCAGAGACAGCCGAGTATATACCTTCTCCCATCGAGACACATCTCCTTCCGGGCGTGATAGTTCAAGATACATCGACATGCGCAGGAAGTCGGGTGGAACATAGTGGATTCCGTGACGCGTGATCTTATCGCTCCATAAGTGGTTGAAGATGTTGGGCACAATGAAGGTAATGTCTGCAACACCGTGATAGTCTGCAAACACCTTATAGGTTCCAATATGGATTCCTGGCTTGACCTCTACACTAGTAATCCCTGCAGCAGAGAGCTGGTTTGACAACATAACGGAGTGCTCCTGAGGCGTCTCGCTGAAGAAGTCGTAGTCCGGAGTCTCATCGGGGCCATAAAATTGCGCCTCCTTAGGGAGGAGGTTGTTGATGGCCGTTCCACCGTAACACATAACCCTATGAGATTTCAGAAAAGCCTCAACGATCTCACTGCTTTTCTTGACAGAGGGTAGATTGGCGTCGCGTGTAGCGAGCATCTCGCCCTGCTTTTCAGCGATAGCTTTGACGCTTTCCAGATCGCTCATTACTATAGGCGTCCAAAAAACGAATGTGTTTTGTTTTTTTCCTTGTGAGGCAGCAAGATGCCTGGTCGGTATAATCTTCGTAAGCTGAATAATCGTACGACATGGGTGAAGGATGAGACCTTGAACCCTGAGCCCGAATCAGAAGACGACAGTAGTGAGGAGGAGTACATACCCGAAGAATCCGAACCCGAGACAGAGGAAGAGGAGGGGGAAGATGAAGAGGAGGGGGAAGAGGAAGATGCACCCGTCATCACACTCCCGAAAGGCGCAAAGGTATCCGTCAAGCTTCACATTCACACTGTTGTCGGTGGCAAGGGGAAACTGGTCATCGGAGCCGATGAGTCCGAGTCCGAGTCCGAGTCCGAGTCTGAATCTGAGGCAGAGGAGGAGCCCGAGTCGGAGGATGAGTTCATCTCACATCTGATGGACAAGTATGTCGGAAACAAGGGTCGTCGTCAGCGACGCGGTCGCGAGGAGCCTGATTCGCCCTGTATTGAGCTCAATGAGGACGAAGAGGAGTACTTTGGTGACCTTTCCAAGTCGAAGCGTCGCAAGCTCAACGAGCAGATGAAGCGTATCTCCGGACTCGTCAGCGAGGGAGATATCCCGTTCAAGTTCCGCGTGCTTGGTCTTCCAATCCCCGATGCACTCAAGGCCTCTGTAATCAAGAAGATCGACATCCTTAACGAGATGGATGGATCTGAGGGGTACAAGCTGCGCACATGGGTTGAGTCGTTCCTGAACATTCCCTTCGGAAAGTATGTCCCGCTTCCCGTGAAGCTGAAGGATGGAGCCGAGCCATGTGCCAAGTTCCTCGCAAACACGCGTGAGACACTCGACAAGGCAGTCTACGGAATGCCGTCAGCCAAGACGCAGATCATGCAGACTCTGGCCCAGTGGATCTCAAATCCCGGCTCAGTGGGTAACGTGATCGCGCTCAAGGGACCTATGGGTGTCGGTAAGACCAGCTTCGCGAAGAACGGTGTTGCACAGGTTCTTCAGCGCCCGTTTGAGTTCTTCTCACTGGGTGGTGCATCGGATTCCGCGAACTTTGTCGGTCACTCGTTCACCTATGAGGGCTCGATGTGCGGCCGTATTGCTGATGCACTGATCACATCCCGTTGCATGAATCCAGTCATGTACTTTGACGAGCTGGACAAGGTTTCAACCACTGCACATGGTGACGAGATCGTGAGCATGCTCATTCACCTCACGGACCGCTCACAGAACAGCCAGTTCCACGACCGCTACTTCGCAGGTGTTGACTTTGATCTCAGCCAGTGCCTCTTCGTCTTCTCCTTCAACGATGAGTCTAAGGTTCACCCGATTCTCAAGGATCGCATGCAGGTGATCACCTGCTCAGGATACAATGCAGAGGACAAGAAGAACATTCTTACCAAGTACATCTGGCCTCAGATCTTAGATCGCATTCAGCTGACGGGCCAGTTGACCCTGACAGATGATGCGGTGAAGTACTTGATTGAGGAGTTCAGTAAGGAGGAAGAGGGTGTTCGTAATTTGATTCGTTCGGTCGAGTCGCTGGTGACCCGCATCAATCTTCTGCGGATTGCAGATGAGACCACTGCGAAGGAGTATGTGTTCTACAAGAAGATCAGTCTGCCCTGCACAATTGATGTTGCGACTGCGCGCCATATCCTACAGGACACCTCATCGGGTGTGAATGAGTCGTGGCGTCACCTCTACACTTGAATCCACTCCAAGCTTGACACAGGGATCTCCATGATACGGGGCGTATCATCCATCGTGGAAAACACACATGTAAACGTGGTAAACGCCGAGTCTGGCATGCACCCAATACAATACTCGATCGTCTTCGACTTGAAGACGAACGGACGACTAATACTTTTTGGCTTGTAGTTCTCCCCTAGACGTACGAACAGATGGAAGTACTTGCGAGGTTGCGTGTACTCAACCGTGTGAACCAACGCCCATGTCTCACCTGGATACTGAGGTGGCTTGAACGCAACCGCTGATCCCCTGAAATGCTTGAAATAATACGGGGTCTCAAAGTTCGTGTGAATCGCGAGCTCGTCGTCGCGAAGTGAACCAACCTGAAGGGGATGCCAGGTATAGATGATATCATTCGTCCCATTCACAGCTAACCAGTTCTTCTCACACTCCTGTTCGCCAGGAGACTTCAGTATACGGCACTTTGAATATACTCCCTGAACAGGGTTGTATTCAGATTGAAAGATACGGATCTTGTCAGTGTATTCCCACGAGGTGGCCGTGCAGCAGAGTGTACCTTCTGCATTCGTGTAGACGCGCACATCCTCGAGACCAACAATATGAGCATTCGACCTGCGCTGCAGAGTGACTGACTCATCACGCATCTTCACAAGTTCCCGTGTCTCGGGATTGTAGAATGCATTCTGTGTTCGCACGGTTGAATTCTCACTCACACTTCCATTATTGCGCATGAGATATGACCCTGTCTGCGGGTTGATTGTATAGTTGACAAAGCGCACATTGTGCATGACCTTTCCATCCTGCATGAACAGAGATACCGATGTGGGGTGATAATCCTCACCGAACACATCACGGTCAATCGGATGAGCTTTTGCCGAATATGTCAAAGGCTCGATGTAAAAGGGCAAGTTCGTATATACGTTTTCCTGGTTCGGGCGGTTCTTCAGCAGATAGGAAACGGAGGTATCCAAGCCCTGCCGCGCCTGACCAATGTAGAACATCAGAATCGTTGCCTCGTACTCAAAGAGACCAAGATAGACATCCGTCTCAACAAAAAGAGCATCCTTTGTCATCGGAATCGACAGGCCGAGCTGAGTGTAATGATATGCCTTGTAGTGCTGGGAATTCTCGCGGAAGTACTTGGCGAGATGGTAGATGGGCTCTGCGCGTGAAGGGCGGCGGGCATGTGCCTTAAGCATCCACTGCTCGAACTTCGGAATGTCCTTGAGGGCCAACCATGACTTTCCAATCATGTAGTGGCTATACCACAGTTCCTCTTCCCATCCACCTACAGCAATCCGCTTCTTGTACATGGCAATGCATTCCTTCAGCTTTCCAATACCGTTATATGTCTGGGCTAAGTAGAACATATAGCGCCCATTGTCGGGCTCGTCAATCAGCCCCTGCTCAAGAAGCCGAAGATCACGCTCGAACTTATCGGACTTGCAGCCTCCATCGTTGCGATCGTCAATGTGGCAGATTGCAGATGCCAGATGTTCCGTTGGACCATCCCAGTACTCATGTGTCACACCGCGACATGACCAGTTATAGTCCATGCGTACCAGGCGGGTATTCGGGTACTCAAGATGACCAGCCTTCTGAACGATGGTATATCCCTCATGTGTAAGCGTAGCCAGCTTCAATGTACCCGGTACAAACACCATGTCTGCATCGAGCAGAAGTCCGTACGTATCAGAAAGGTCCCACCCAGTTCGCTTGAGGTACTTTTGTGCATTCTGAAAACTGGCAGTGCGATTGTATCCAAAATCCTTCCACGCCACACTGCTCAGGCAGCCATCGTGTGTCTTGAGAAACTCAGCTGCAATCTCACGTGAGTCGTCAGTTGATCCTGTGTCGCAGATACAGTAGGCATCCACTACACCACTTACGGCTTCTAGGCATCGCTTCAAGATCTTCTCTTCGTTGCGAATCATGAGAATCAGAACGAACCGCATCGCGTCGGTTTACTAAAACTCATTGACTCGTGTGTAAAACAAATGAGCACTGAATTTGTAAAGTCCAGTCTTCGTGAGAATCTTACGCGCGTGCTTGTTCCCCATGTATCAGATGGTCTGTGGAGCATCTATGACTCCGCTAAGGCTGCATGCGATCGTAATGGTCAGACGGATCAGATCCTCAAGACATTTCAGAATCTCCTCACTCAGATTCCCAAGTGGAGCCCGGAGACACTGTCGAAGGAGGTTCAGCGTATTGCTACTGCATCCAAATGCGAGTACCTTGAGGATCTTCTTCTGGGTGTGTTTGTCAGTTATATCCGTGCATTCGCTGCGCTTCAGCAGGTTGAGAAGGCACATGTGGAGATTGACTTCAAGCGGCCGTCGATTGATACGTTTGTTCATTCTCTGTACAAGCAGGCTGCCCGCCTGTCGTGGAGTTCGGCGTACCTGTTCAAGACCGTCGGGGTGACGTCTGAGCAGCAGGCGCGTAACCGTCGTGAGATTGAGACACTGATTGGAAATGCGATGAATGAGGTCATCGACAGTTTCATTCCGTGGAAGGACATTAGCAAGGCGTACTTTCAGAGTCGCGAGATTGCTGAGGCTGCGCCCGAGCCTGTTGTCGAGTCTGCACCTGCGCCCGCCCCAGCCCTTGTCGAGGAGCCCGAGCCCAAGTCGGTTCAGTTTGACGGCGATGAGGATGATGAGCCCCCGCCGATCGCTCTGGGTGAGGACATCAAGCTCGACGATGATGAGTTTGAGACGGACGATGAATCTGTCAACCTCGAGGCCACTGAGACGGTTTCGCTGAACCTCTAAACTTCGTTTGAGTTTTGGTATAAAAAAATGGAGTGCGAATAAATGTCAGAGGTCTACACGTATGGAGTCATCGTGTCCGCAGTTGTGGTTGTTGTCATCCTCATGTATGTGATGGATCGTCGTGG